CAGGCAGCATTCTTAAAATAGCTTTAACAATAATAACCATCAATGTCTCCAGTAAAAGCGTAATCAGAGGGGGAAATATTCATATTGTCATTGTGTCAGTTCGTAGACACTCACTTAATATTTTTCTTCTAGTGTTCTTCATTGCGTAGCAGATCGATAAGCTTTTTTTGTTAAAAAGCTTATGAGCCTCTTAGAGGCTCTTAATCACCGTCTTTCTCTCATTTTAAAGATAAGCTGAACTAGAACAAAATACATTCCCCAAGAAATTACGAAAACTAAAAGACCAATTAATGTTGAAATCATATTAAACCCTCTGCTTTGGCTTGTTGGTATTTTGCAAGAAACTCTGCATCTAGTGATGTGAGTCTTTCTTGTGTTGGTTGTTGTTGTGCTTGAAGTTGTTGCTGCGGCTGCTGAAAGTAATTAAAGGGTCTTTCACCGTCTTCTATGACACGTCTACAGTCTTCACTTGAGACATCATGCAAAATTGTGCCTTGCTGCGTATAAGCAACATACTTATTACCTTTCTTCATACAACCACTAAAGACAGGTTTTGCAGTAACTTCGTACTGTACATTAACAGGTTCAAACGGCTTGCTTGGACTATAATTAGCTACAATCTTGTCCATTGTATTTGAGCTAGTCTGTTCAGAACGTTGCTGCTTAGCTTCAAGGTAAGGTTTGTCATATGCTTCTCTGCACTGTTCAGCATTCCAACCAAAATCTTTCATACAAAGATTAATTTTTTTCTGAAGTTCATCAGGTAAATCTTTTTGCCCTGGAGAGAGCGCTGCATTCACTTTGTCATTTTCTTTAACTTTAGCAAGCTGCTTATCAATAGAATCCTGTCCGATCCTATGACCATTTGAGAAGTGACCAAAAAGATTTATTAATAGTCCACCTGCTATAAGAAAACAAACGATTGCTATTGCAGCAAGTTTATACATATAGCCCGGTATACGTGCCTTACCGTCTGTTACTTCTTCAGTAGATTTATACTTAGTAAATGTTTCTTCATCGAATGGCTGAAAAAAAACATCTTCTGCACGTTCTGTAGCTGCCAATGAGTCAGGTTTTTCCTGCCATGATCGCCACAATGAAATCTGTGATCGTTTCTCATTTCTTAACCGTGTACAGTGATAATGCTCATTGACCAGCTCAAGCAAATGAAGGTGTAAAAGTTTAGGTGATTGAGTAATAAAGATAATGTCACGGCCTGAATGGCGATGATATTCAAGCTCCCGGATAACATCACGAGTTGAAATTTTCTCACGTGCAGCCCAAGCAAAATATCTAATACCTTTTTTGTCTACTTGGCGTTGTGCTTCATCGTAAACAATTAATGCACCTTTCTGACCGGTGGCGACATCAGATTCAGGCGTTAAAAGCCAATCTAATTCGCCTTTTTCATTTTCAGGAATGGGCTGAACATCTAATGTGCAGCCATCAATATTTGTATAAACAGGACGACCAGCTTTTACAGCTTCAGTCACATATTTTTTCATTACAAAGTGGGTCTTTCCTTGTCCCATCTTTCCAGTAACAAGTAAAACAGGCATTGTTAAGACCTCTTAGCTAGACGTGGGCGCATTGATTCCCAATAAGCTCGCGTCATAATTGCTGTAAAAATAATTCCAAAACCTTCAGGTATGCCGAATACAGCCATAAGACCGATGTAAGGCGTAGATTCAATATGTGAAGCAGCTTTATAGATATAGGTTGAAAGCATGAGATAAAACGGTAAGCCAGTGACTATCCCAATGCCTAAACTAGTTAATATTTGACGTATAAAATTGTTCGAAAATAAATCGAGTACCTTATAAATTAAGCCACCCATTAATCATCGCCCCCACGCTGAAAACCAAATAAAATGAAACAGGCGGAAACCATCGAAAAGCCTAAAACAAATGGCTTAATGAGCCAGTCAAGATTACAAATATATGAGTAATCAGAAGTCTTTACCTGAGCAGTAACACCATGCAATGAAACTGTTTCATAGGTAGGCGCAGGGCATTGAGCAGAAACGTTAAGGCTTACCTTTTTTTCTTCAAATTCAACAGAAGTATCTAAGTCAGAATCATCACGATCAGGCAAATCAGAATCGTCTTTAGACCAGTCAAACCAGTCTTTTACTGTTTGCCAAAAACCTTTTTCTTGATCACGATGATTTTTTTCATCTTGCCAGACTTCTTTTTCTTCGGCTTGATGTGCTTTATCTTCTTGATGCCATTCACAGTTATCAGCAGCCCAGACACACCACTTCGGCAAATTAAACCAAGATTTTTCGTTACCTTCATCATCCTTTTCTGAACCGCCTTCACCCTTTGTACCTTGATCATCCCAAGAACGGTCATTGGCATTATCGTTTGAAGTAAGATCATTTCTATAACGTGGGTCGCCTGAGGGCGCAGGCTTTCCGTCAGACGTCCTTGGCGCACGTTCTGCTTTGTCTTCTAAAGCTTTATATAATTCATTGCCGACGCCAGAAGGATCTTGAGTATAAGCCTCTGGAACACCGGTCCAATTACCTGTATTGACGGAATCATTATTAAAATTTGGATCTGGGTCTTTATAACCGGCACCCAGCATTGCCGCACCCAGCATTGCCGCAGTTATCGGAACAATGTCTTGTTCAGTTTCAGAAACAGTCGTAGGACCAACTAACTGACCCTGAACTTCTTCTGTTCTTAAGCGCTGGCTTTCCTGATAAACATCATATTCACAATAAAAGAATTTACCCGTACTGTGAGTATAGTAATAATCTTTAGCTCTCGGATTCTTATAATTTGAATAAGCAGATACATATTTTGAACAAGCATCATCTTTTGAAATCAATGAAGTAGTTTTTTCATGCTGTACGAACCAATATGCACCATCGAGAGGAACTTCTTTCACATTCTCAATTTTTTTTACATATGTTCCTTCTTCCATCACCCAGCCGATGCCCTCAAGTAGCTGGCCAACAGCATAAACACCAATTGCAGCACCGCCGGGAGTTTTAGCAACATGCTTAATTCTCTGTAGCATTGAAGTGCCGACTTTAGAAGCAGTGGGTACAGTTTCAACAACAGCAGTTGTTTTTGTAAGAGATCCGGCTTCATTGATTTGTTTAACAAGCATCGCTTGCAACCGTTTTTTTTCTGCAACTTGTTTTTCAACTTTTATATATTCAAGAACCCATTTCGGAGTTGCTGCAAATGCTTTAGACATTAAGTAGACTGGTGAAAAGCAAATAAGCAAAGACAATAAAAATATATTTAAACGATGAATCATTATTTTTATTCCTTTGATTATTTTAACAATATACGTATGCCAACAATGGCTATAAAAACTATTATCCAGTTGAAAATTGAAGGTTCGTCCATAGCATTTACCTAAACTTCCTGCATGCGCGCCAATCGCTCCCACGAGCTCTCAGCGCGCCCGCAGTCAGTTTTATTTCACCGCACCACGAGATTTCTTGACCAACGCAAGAACAGCTACAAAACCAAGAATTGCAATACCAATCGCAATACCAAAAGTCTCTGCTGTACCGATGTCAGTAATAAAACCTTGTGTATCCAGTTCTAATGCAGCATTGGCATTAGACATCGCCAAAACTGTTAAAAGCCCAGCTACTACCCCAGCACGTCCAGTACGTGTATTGATAAGTTTCTGGGAACCATTTTTTTCGATTACTTGTAATTCATTCATTGAATTCACCCTATTTAATTGAATAACGTGATTGTCTTAATAACCACATTACGAGGTAATAGCTGGTAATTGCCATGATAATCAGTGACGACTGCCAACCTGTTATAGCCAATCCGCTTAAGTCAAATTGAACCCATTCCAGACATGCCTTAGTGGTTTCATCGACTGTTTTGCACAGATAAGCCATTCTTTAAAATTCCTTAAGCACGACATTTAGTCATGTGAAAGTACAAAAACTGGCGGTGAAAATATGAAAAACATTTAGGACATTCGACTTGATTATCCCCCATTATAGCTGTTATATTTCTCATTAAAATTCACCTAAGTTATTGTTTTTTAACATATTATACATTATGCGAAATGCTATATAGTTAAAGCTTTGTTTCTAATACCTTTTTTGAATCTATAAAATCCAAAGCCACTAACTGAGCCACTGGAACTTTACGACTAACATCAAGTCGGAAAATTAATTGAGCATCGGCAGGAAGTTTTTGTCCCTGATAATCATGATAAAACTGTGCACCTTTAATCTTGTACTCAGTAGACTTCATACCAATTGCTCCAGAAGCAATTTCTTCTTCTGTAAATGGCTGCAATACAGTTACCACCGTATTACTGAAATCAATATTTTTACCTTCAGAACTAAAGTTACCTTCGGATTTACGAATGCCTGTAACTGTTAAAACTGGTTGGTCAATTGCGCTCATGCTATATGCTCCTAAGCAATTAGATAATTAAACTTACTCTGTGGCTTTTCATACCAATCAGGCAGTTGTTGATTGAAGTCGATCTCAACGAGCTTCACGAACGGAATGATGTTTTTGGCCTTCTCATCATGAAGGTTCTGGAGATAAGCCTTTGAAAAGCCACACTCACATAAGTCGGCAACTAATTTATAAAATTGAGTTTTACCGTAAGTCGTTTTAATTTCTTCTAAACCTTTCTCTCGGATCAGACAGAAAGCAGCAAATAGATTGCGTATACGTGTTGGAGATGGTTTACCGTTTTTAGTTAAAACTACTTGAGAAGTTTCAATTGCACGATAAACACTAGAATCATCAGTTAATTTCATAGTTTGACCTCTCAGAGCATCAAAAATACTACTTGTGGCTTTTATCCAAAGTGTTTGCAAAAGATTAGGATTATCTCGCTCGAATTTAATTAATTCGATCAAGTTCGTAGGTATACCATTACGTTCTAACCAACGTTTCTTCATACGCGATTCAAAACGTAATAAACCAACAGTCCAATTGTATAAACGAATATCAGACATAACTTCTACGACTCGCATCGCTGCTTTATCGTTCTTTTTTGCAAGCTGTTTCTGATGCTCAAACTGGACAATATATTCATCATGCTTGAGATAGCATTTATGATTAATTAATCGCGAAGTCTCCCCGCCCCAGTAAGTTGTACTGTCATAACGTTTATTACTAATTCTTGTTTGGCCATTTGATACACGGCTCAAAAACTCAAGAACTTGCTTAGCAGTATGTTGATCTTTGACACGTGCTGAATAAGTAACATCTATGTATGAAACCCAAGCTTTAGATATATCTAACTTCTTACAAATTTCAGGATAAGCCATATGCAAATAGCCAAGCATTTCAGCAGCACCCTGCTCTAACGAAATGTCAGCGAATACATTATGTCCCTGGAGCAACTTAGCAGGACTGGCCTTAATCTGAACATAAGGAAAATATGCAGAGTCAAAAAAAACCTTACAAGCCATGCCTGTGTAATGTGTTGGCAATGACTCATAAGGATGAAATAAAGCTGAAGCATTGAGCGTACCATCTACATTCATATGTACTGAACGTGATGCAAGCGGAATATCCATACATAAAGGATCAAAATTAATAAATGCATAACGACCTTCCTGATCACATACAACGTATTGATCAGCGAATGGAATGTTTATGCAAATATGATCGTTCATTAAATGTGTCCACATGCATGCAGGAATGCAATAGGCGGAAATTAACACAAGTATGCATGCATATACAATACATGCATGCAAAAATACATGTATGATTTTCCACATTTAGGAAATTAGGTATGAAAACGATGGTTAAAAGCGTCAGGATAAATGATGAGGAACAAGAGCAATTAAGAAAAAAAGCTGTTGAATTAAATAAAGTCTTAATTCAAAAAGGTCAACAGCCACTTAGAGATAGTGAAATTGTTCATATTCTAATCGATGAAGGCCTAGAATTATTAGAAGTAGGCAGCAGTGGTAAAGTGAAAATTATCAAATAATTCCGGAATTCCGGACTAGAGTCCACCATTAGAAGACGTGGACTCCCCTAGCCGCCGATTTCGCATAATGCAGATTGATGTTAAATACGTCATGGCGCATCTAGCGATTATCGCGACTTTGACAAAACAAAAAAAGCTATGTAATTGATATACATAGCTTTATTTGTATTTGTCGAAAGTGTGACGTAAGTAACATAATCCTGCACACATTATGCGAAATCAGCCTTTATAATTATTTATTAAGTTCGGACATATCCTCATAATCAAAAGAACGAAATTCAACAACACAACAATCATCACGACACAGATTTTCAAGCAATGCAGAACGAGTTTTAAATCTTCTCGATTTACCATCACGAACATTACAAATTAAATAATTTTCTACTTCATCACCATTTTGAAATTGAAGAATAGCAGTCCAAAAACAAATATCCTTATCTTCAGTCATCCATTGATCACAAAATATCTTATAAACACCATACTTATTAGCTAGATGATAAGTAGTAATTAAAGTATTTGCACCATCAACAGTAGTATATTTTTTATCAGACATGATTTATCTCCTATCTAGTCATGATTTTATTATATATATAATCATGAGTATTTCAATAGAAAAATCATTAATTTTATAAAAAATACATTATGCGAAATCAGATATAGAAAAATTTGGTATATTTTGCCAATACTAAAAACAAGGGCATAACGAAATATCAATAACTTAGCAGAAAAAATTTATCTTGGATTCGCGCCCGGGTGCGTTTACCAGGTGATATATAATGCCAATCAATCACAGTAAATTTGTCTATGTTCACAGGCACTTTGTTCGCATGATTTAGAGACAAACAGAAGTAAAATTAAAAGAAGAAATA